GATTGCTGCTGCTGTGCCCGTCTCTGTCTACGATCTATCTCCTCCACTGGAGCAGGTTCAAGGGTCACGCCACCCATGACTTCAGCCGAAAACTCTTCAATGCATTTCAATACAAAAGGGTCGAGTTTCGGTTCAGGTTTCTTAAGCCCATCAATCCTACCTTGCACACACTTTCGCTCTGCAGCGGCGTTAGGAACAACCGCGTAAGCTTCGTGCACAAGGGGTGACATAAATGCGTCAATCTTTGGCTTTTCATCCTGAAAATACGAATTAAGTTCGAAAGCGTAAGCTCGTACAGCCTGTTCGACAGGAAAAACCGTTCTCACCTTCACTGGTCCAGTTACCCTATGGTACTCAGTGAGGACGACGGCGGCTTCCCTATCATCATGCGCCAACCACGATAAAGTGGTCGGCAGCTGTAGCTTAGTGGTGCCTATACGTGCTACCGTTGCGATCGCTTCGTCCGCCGTAGCATTGACGGTGGCGCACAGCAGATTGCCTGGTCTAGCAGTGGTTACCTGCGTGCCTTTCCCCGTTTGTATCTTAAACCTGACAAATTTGGTTCCGTCGCCCGCCCGTACAATAGGGTCGAAGCGATCTAGAACTTTTCCGTCTAGCATAAAGTAAGCGAGGATCGCAGATAGGCTCCAAAATTTCCGAATGGGGCTGAGAAGAATGAGCTGCCGACTATAGCCAACTTGCCGCCTCTCGACGGCATACGTGGTGACCTCAATTGGTATCTTCAGAAATGTTTTAACTACTTTCAATGAATCACCAGCGTAGTCCCATAAGTGGTGTCGATAACTACCTCCCCCCGAGATGGTTGTTTCCAACTCGCCATTTTCATTAAAGGTGAAAGAGGTGTTATCTAGACCACAGGACGCTGCATCTTCTGGTACGACCCCATACAGCAACACGGGTTTGGCTCGACGAAGGAAGTAGGGCATATCCACGTAGTAATCAACATCACACATGTATATTAAGTCATCATCCTTCGGAGCATCCTCCCTAAGCTGTACATTCGTATCCTTAACCCAGTGCCATCTTCTCATTCCACGTAGGCCATGCTTTTGATCGGACCTTGACATCTCCACAGAATATACTTCTACTCCGAGGTTTGATGCCATATCACGAGCTAGCAAGGTGGCTGAGGACCGCTTAGCGGCGGCACTGGGGTGGGTGTGTCCCTCCACCAAATGTGGTGGGGGCAACACGGCGCGAGCAAATGCGTCTCGACAGAGCTCGGATTCAACATCAGGAGCTCCGGAGCACGCATTGAGAAGGACGGATAGTCGCGTATGCCAGTCCTTCTTTAGCACGACAATAACCGTTCCTACAAGAATCAGTTCAACACCAAACAATAGCATTGGTCGTGCACGGGGGTGAT